TTGCCGCGCAGATCAGGGACAGCCAGTTTCTGCTGCTGAAAGACCAGATCAAAAGGAACGGGCTTTCGGAGTATTTTGAGGTCAGGGAATCAATGGACATTCGATGCCTGCTCAACGGCAACATGGCGCTTGCTGCCGGCCTGGACGACGTGGACAAACTGAAATCAATCCCGGACATTACCGACATCTGGATTGAAGAACCTATTGACCGAAAAGGGACGGTACTGGAAAGCGACTTCCTGGAACTTGATCGCCGTTTGCGCTGCGATAAGGCGCCCAATCATATACACCTTACGTTTAACCCCGTGTCAAAACAGTCCTGGATTTACCGGCTGCTTTTTGAACGGGATATTTACCAGACATACGCGCTGAAAACCACGTACCGCGACAACCATTTTTTACCTGAAAACCAGCGCCTGCAATTTGAAGCGCTGCAAAAGGTGAACTACGAGGAGTGGGATATTTACGCAAACGGAAACTGGGGCAGCGGCGACGACCTGGAAAACCGGCTTTACTCCGATGAAGCCATTGAAAACCTGTTTACCAATACATTCGTGGACCGGCCCGGAAACAGGTACATTACGGCCGACATTGCGTTTGAGGGCGCCGACCAATTTGTAATCATGGTTTGGGATGGTTGGGTAGTTGTGCAGGTGTACATTGTTGCGAAGTCGGACGGCCCGGCGGTTCTGAATAAATTGAAGGCTGTTGCCCATGAGTGGAATGTACCGGGCAGCAACATTGCTTTTGACGCCTCCGGCCTCGGGGGCTTCCTTTCCGGCTTCCTTCGTGCCGCCCGGCCTTTTGTCGGATCGGCCGCGCCGCTGGAGCAGGATAAAACCAACAAAGTGCAGGTACAGTCTTTCCGCCGGCCCAATTTCAGGAACCTTCGAGCGCAGGCGTTTTGGCTTTTGAAAGATCGGCTTGATAATTGTGAGGTCTTTTTTGCCCAAAACAGCCTACATTTGCATGACACGCTACGTCAGGAGCTTCGATCAATTAAGAAGGTGCCTAACCCTGACGGCGGAAAATTGCAGGTTATCCCGAAGTCAGAGATCAAGGAAATGATTGGCCGATCCCCTGACTTTGCCGATTGCCTGTCAATGCGTTCGATTTTCGATCTATCCCGGCCTACGTCACAAAAGGGGCGCTCCGTGCGCTCCGCATCATATTGACCGCATGGACAAATCATCTATCACCGAACTCAAAGAAAAACTCTTTAACGATGTTTACGCGGCCTACCTGACGGCCCGCCAGATGCAAGGCAGCCCAAACCACCCTATCATTTCCGGGCTTCGTGCGTACCTGATTACGCACTTTGGACAACGCGGCCGCCGCGCCGTTGAGGAAGCAAATCGCGCTATAATCAACGCCCAAAAACTGGAAGCCCGTGAAGCGCTCCCAAAGTTGAAGCGCTTGCCGTCGCCGGGAGGCAAGCGTCCGGCCCGCCCCCTCGGCGAATTGCCGCCGGCCCCGCAAATTCCGCAAGTGCAGGAAGTGCAGGAAGAAAACCCTCCGCACCTCGTAGAAAGTCCTGCTGTGGCGGTTGATACCGAAGCGGACGTTTCCGTACTTTCTGACAACGAAAAGGCGGAACTGCTTACCATGACGCCCCGCGCTGCCGGCAGTCACTTTGGCGCCGACCGCCTTCGCGCTACACTCACCCAGGCCGGGCAAGACGTTCCGGAGGATATGAAGCAGACGCAACTTGCCGCCGCCCTAATTGCCTTCCTGAAAAAATGATAACGGCCCGCTTAAAAAACGCCGCTGGCAATATCCTGTGTGAAATCAGGCTGCCGGAACATCTGCATGAAATGACACTGCAACAGTACGTTTCATTCGACAGTATTGCATCCGGAGAAGGCAACCCTATTGCCATTATAGCCGAAGCCGTGCAGGACTTTACCGGCGTTGATATGCGGACGATTATTAAGGCGCAGGTGGGCGACATTTACCAACGCGCCGATGCCTTGGATGAAAGCCTGCGCAGCATCTTTGGGTACATTTCTCGGCTGATTACCACATACGAGCCGAAGATGTATAACCAGGACTTACACGAATTTGAATACAAGGGCGACACGTACCGCATTCCGTACATACGCACAATGCCGCTAGGTCTTGGTGAAGTCCTGCCTGATATTTCTGTGGTTGAGGCAATCGAGGCGCTTGAACTGCTGCGAATATCGGAAAACAATAAGAAGGAACGGCCGGGCGAAGAAGCAAACATCCGGTTTACAACTTACTTGAAAATGCTGTCGATCCTTGCCCGGAAAGAAGGCGAGGAATTGCCGGTAAATGACGCGCACCGGGAGCAGTTTTTGACCGAGCGCCTGATCCACTTTCAAGAGATTGACGCCGCTACTGCATTGGACGTAGATTTTTTTTTGCTCAGTTCCTTGCAGCGCTTGAACGCAACCCACGAAATCGCTGGTTTTTTCATCCGCCGGGTTTCCGCCCTGGCGGTGGAGACGTGCGGCTGGAAAAAGAAGCCTACGACCGTGCGCAGGCGCACAACAAACAAGTATTTGCCCGCGTCGGCTGGCGGCAGATGATCATTTCCATGATTGAAAAAGGGTGGCTGAAACGGCCCGATATGTCTGCCCTGGAAAGCGTGTACCGGGCAAACTTTGAGCAGGCCGTTGGGCTTATTTCAACCGAAAACGCCTCTTATTGATGAAAGCATTCGACCTAATACGCCCGCGCATCCGGACAACCGGTTTTGTCACGCAGGTCCGGAAGTACAAAAAGAAAATCTACGTTCGATTTGTAACGCCAATGCGCATTGAAGTTTCTGCCATGATACCCTACACGGAAAAGCAGTACAAAAGCCTGCTTGCTTCCATGAAAAAAGGGGAAACTGTAAGCATAAAATATTGACAATGACACTTGACGACTTTTTCCACCAGATACGCGACGCTGTGCGGTTTTACCCCGCGCAGGCGCAAAAGTGCTTACAGCCTCAAACCTTCCGGGTTCTCGCATACGATGCCGACATAACTAACCCGGCAATGGGCGCCACAATTTGCGACGCGGAAAAGCCATACTTTTTTTCCCGTGAGTGGGAATTGAACAAGCGAAACCCGAATAAGATCAGCGCTCCGCTGCCCGTGGTGACGGCCTTTGTCCTTGATGGAGCAATGAAAGACCCGTTTCAACAAAACGCCACGCAGCGGACAACTGTAACTATCGCGGTGTGGGACCGGTATCAACAGGAAAAATGTCAGTCCGGAAAATGCAGCGGCTGCGAAGGCAGGACGCCAAACGAGATTTTCCGCGATACTCAAACCATTTTGCGCAACGTCCTGCATTACCTGAGCGGCGTTGTAATGGCCTCAACAAACGTTGATCCTGTACCCCGGCTTTACCACGCAGCCATGCTTGAACAAATGAAAACCGCCGGGGCAATTACCAGCTATAACAAAACGGGGGCGCTGATCAACACTCTTTCCGCCGCAAACCCAAATGTTGATATGCGCCCTGCCGAGCGGGTTGCAGACCTTCTTTTTGGGACTTACGCAAACATTTCATTCATCAATCAAGACTGTGCTTCCGTCTCCTGGTCGTTTTCTGAAATCGATCAGGGCTTACTGGCACAGGAGGCCGGTTGCAGAAACTGTCAATAAACTCAACCATGAATAAAGCAAAAGCATTTTTAGCCCTGGTCATCCTTGTTGTTTTGACCGTAATTTCTCTTGCCGTGTTTTCCTATGTGAAATCCGGCCCCAAAAGCGCCGCCCCGGCTTCTGCATTTGCGCCACAAGCGCCCAACGCCGCTTCCGACACTGTACCGGCGGGGAATTTCTGCCGATCCATTGACGGGCGAGAAACAGGCCGCGCCGTGGGCGCAAAAGGAAAGTTCTGGACAAACGGACAAACCCTAAAAATCGGATTCACCGGCGGCACAGCCGCGCAGCGAAAATTCGTGACTGACGCTTTTGCGGAGTGGGCAAAATATGCCAACCTGAATTTTACTTATCCGTCGTCCGGGCCTTATGATTGCCGTGTAACGTTTGATCCCGGCAGCGGCAGTTGGTCTTACGTTGGAACCGACAGTAAATCCGTACCGCAAAACCGGGCGACCATGAATATCGGATGGTCAGGTATTGATGTATGCCTGCACGAAATCGGGCATTTCCTGGGCCTCTTGCATGAGCACCAAAACCCAACCGGCGCGCCGTGCTGGAATCAGGAGCGGGTAATTAAGGACCTTTCAGGCCCGCCGAATAGTTGGACGGTTGCCATGATTGAAAGCAATGTGCTGAATCCAGCCCCGGCGGCAAACGTTATTGCAACCGCGCTCGATCCGGTTTCAATTATGATGTACAGCATTCCCGGAACCTGGACCTGTGACGGAAAAGGCTTTCCGGGCGGAAAGGTTTTGAGCGCAGCGGACCGCGCATTCATTGCGGCCAGATACCCGAAGCCCGCGCCGCCGCCCGGAGAAACGGTTGTAATCAGCAAAGCTGACGCGGCCTTGTTCCTTTCGGCCTTACGCACCAATGCTGCCGCCGCTGATACGGCTGTTGTGCGCTTTCAAAAACTGACAGGGCAATGAAACTTGACAATATAACACCGGCCCCTGTTGAGCATACCTGCGAATGATCTACAATATGCCGACTAAACTTGACCTCAAACCCGCACTGACGGCCGCAATGGAGCGGCTGAAAACTGCACTGCAAGAAAGATTGCAGCAGCAGGGGCACCGGCTTACCGGCAGCCTGGAAAAGTCGTTGCGGTATGAGGTAAAGCCCACCCCGGATGGGTACACGGCTGTAATGACCTCGGCAGAGTACGGTATTTATGTCGAGTTCGGCGTCCGTGCCGCCCGTATTCCGTATGGCGGCAGGACGGGCCGGGGTGGAAAGTCAAAGTACATTGAGGGCCTGATCCGGTATTTTCAACTGCGCGGCCTGCCACAACGAGAAGCGCAGCGCGCCGCATTTGCAACGGCCAACGTACACCGGCGCGAAGGAATGCCCACGCGGGCGTCTTTTCGTTTCAGCCGAAACGGGGAAAGAACCGGGTTCGTGCGGTCGGTTCTTACCGAAAATCTGGATGGAATAGCTGCTATTATCGCCGAAAAGGCGGGGGCGCAAATAACTATCAATCTGGCAGACGTCATTCGACTTGCCAAATTCACAGTACCGGTATAAAGCGAACGGGCCGACTACCAATGAGCAGAATACTTTTCGAGATTGTTGCCGACCAGACAAACATCGGCGTTGCGCTGGAAGA